GATGATAGAATTTTCGTCAGGCCGTCACCGGACGTGATAGGCAAGTGACTGACTGACTGAATCACAATATGGCTATTTTCTAGTCCTAAAGTCGAAAAAAGGGTGTATCCTAATTTCAGTCAGTCAGCAAGGAGATAGAATGAACAAAGATATAGCATTCGCAATAGTCATCTTTATAGCCGTTATTCTCGGAGGTTGTGCGTTGCTCGGCTTTGCTCTGACACCCGCCGCGGAAGGAGCGGTAGCAACTTGGGAGCAAGAAGCGAGTGCCGCACGCATGCAAGCCGAAGCAGACTTGACCGAAGCAAAGGCGAGCGAAACCAAGGCTGAGGCCGATCTGGTGCAAGCGCACGCGGACGAGGTGCAGGCGCAGGCCAGCCTGGAAGCGGCGAAAGGTGACCGCCGGCTCAAGGAGGGGCAGGCGCAGGCGCTCAATACCGCAGCCGATGCATCGGCAAAGACGGTGGCGACCTCGAACAGACTGGTGACGCTGTGGGGCGTCTCGTTTCCCATGATGCCGCCGCTTTATCTACTGATAGGCGCAGTATTTGGTATTATGGCTGCCTTTCCCGCTGGATATGCGATTGCCCTGCGAACGACGCACAAAGCGCCGCAACCGGCAGAAGAAAAAGAGACACAGCCCACTCTGCAACCCGACATAGTGGGAGCTTGAGCGGTGGATATTGCGCGTGGCCTGAATTACATAAAATGGCTTACCCGCCTACAGGGCGAGCGATTCTTACGCTGTCGCCAGGCAGGTCACCCTTGCGCTTGGCGCTTTCAGAAAAACGGGCAGGGCAGGGAAACAGACAAGCCGCTTCTGTGCGGACACATCACATCAGAGACGAGGTGCAAGAATGAAACTACTACAGCGGATTGAAGAGGGAATGACGACTGAGCGCGACGCGGCAACGTTGCGCTGGATGGGCGCGGTGGCAGTGGCTGCTATCGTCGCAGTTTTCACGCTTTGGCAAATTGATAGGGCGCTCTCTAAGCGTTTCTAAGATTTAATAAAGTATGCATTATATGCAAAATCACTATAAAAACGATGCTTTTTGATACCTTTTCGGCAAAAACGCCGCTGAACAGGCCGTTCTGTGAGATGTGAAAAATGACCGAACCCAAGCCAGAATACGACATTAGTGAGAGCGACGTACAAGATGCTTGCGTTGATCTTTTGCGCGCCGCCGGGTGGAAAGTAATCGTTACCTCGCAAGACCGAAGGACGCGCAAGCAACTTAGGAACCTGACTGACCTGATAGCAGTCATCGAGGGACAAGAGAAGTTCAGGGACGAGATACTACGGCACACTGGCCCTAACCTTCATTGGTGGCTAATAGATGACGTAGAAATCCTGAAGCACGCGCTACGACTGTACAACCTCCTATGAAAAGCAGAACCGCCGCCAGGGCGGGGTAGGCAGCGGCTGAAGAAAGGTGGTCGTTACGGTTCTGCCGTCGCGGCCGCCCTGGCTTCCCTCTCTACTGCTCTCAACAAGAGCATGTCCGTCTGTTGCGCCAGTCCCGCTACCGCCGCCTTCATCGCGCGCAGATCGTCCGCCGTCGTCACGTGCGACGCCGCGACGGACAACAACGCGCCGCTGCCGCCATCGTAGGCCAGCGTGACGACGGCGACCTTTGGCGGCGGCGGTGTTGCTAGTTGCTGCCTCAGTTTCTCGACTTGTGCTTCTAGTTCTGCCTTCGTGCTCATTGTATTGATCTCCGTATCAAATCCAAATCATCCACAACGTAGCGTCATAGACGTATCCGTTACCGTCGTCCGCTGAGCGGTAGATGGACAGCTCGCCGGTATTGTTCATCTGATTTTGTCGCCTTTTTCATTTATCAGTGCGCAATGTTGATAGAGTTACACCATAATCGCCTTGCGTTACAGCTTCGTTGTTGAAAAGCTTAACGACCTGTTGGAATAGCACGATACCAGACACCAATTGTGCAGCCGTGATGTCCTGCCTCATATCCTCAAGCACCTGATCGGTGATTTCAGTCGCATACTGCCGATCTTGCCAGATTTCTTCTATGGTCGGCATATCCTCACGAACTTGTGCCAATGTCGTCACCATATATCGTACACTTTCCACAAATCGTTGTTCTTTCGTCGGTGTTCCAATCTCTAATGCCATCATACCTCCTGTTATTCTATATTAAATCCAAATCATCCACAATGCGACATCGTATACATAAGCATCGCCGTCGTCCGCTGAGCGGTAGATGGACAGCTCGCCGGTATTATTAAGTTGTAGCGTCAGCGTATTTCCGCCAACGTCATATACGTCAACGGTATTTGCCGCACCTGCTGGCGTCTCCAGGTCGCCGCCACTCGTAGCAAAGTCCGCCGATCCACCCCCGCCGCCAGGATCCCGGTATACAACTGCGCCCCACCGAACGCCGCGCACGATGTCGCCAGTGCCGCCAGGAACAACTACTCTGCCCGTTGCATTTATCCCCGATCTCGACCATGCCCCCATGTAGCCCACCGGGCTACTATTGAAAATGGTGTTAACTCGGAATAAGGAGTTCTCTGCTCCATTCGTGGCATCCGTTAACAGGAAAGCGAGATTTCCCGCCTCTTCCTGACCGCCCGCAGCATCCTCAAGCTGAAATTCCATATCCACGCCAAATCCGACCGCCGCCGTGCCGCTGGTATTGTGCTCCAATGTTAGAACTGTTGTGACCGCCGCCGTCACTGCATCGGTTGGGCTGATGAATACACTCGGCTCAAAAATCCAATCCGCGCCCGCAACCCGTACCTGGTTCGTGCCATCCTCGTCATACTCGATAGTCCCGTCGCTGCCTGTACCGAAAATGAGCGTTTGGTCATCTATGATATGTGCACCTGCATTGAATGTGTGTAGTCCCGTCCAAGTCGGCGTTTGATCCCACGCCGCTGTGGTTGCTGTCGTGACGAATGCATAACCAGCAGCGGCCCCAAGTGTAAGGATAGACCACTCTGGCGTAGCGTCTGCGACTATCAAGTCACCCTGAGCGACCGGCGCGAGCGGCAAAGTCGCTACCGGATCAGCGGGAACGTAACGGGTGCCATCGGCGCGCAAGACGTATCCAGCCGTGTTGCCGTCAACGTGGATGATGCCCTTGCCAGAGGTATACAGTTGTATATCGCCGCCAAAATAATTCAGCGCAGTACCAGCCTGGAATATGCCGAAATCAATGTTGGAACCTTCGTTCATAAACAGCGCGATGCCTAACCCGCCAGGATCTTTGTCCGCATCAACATCTATCCAGTGCCCAACAGCGTGCACGCCTATACTTGTGACTGCGGCCTCTATATCCACAGCCGAATAACCGCCAATGACGCTTCCGGTTACTGTGCCTGCGTTTATGTCAGCCACCATCTGGTGCCCAATGACATTTCCCACCGTTCCGCCATCTATCATTGCATAAGAGGTTGCGCCAAGCTGATAGGTGCTCACTGTCCCTTGCGCCACTATCGCCTCATTGGCCTGACCATAGATATAATCTATGGTCGTCGCCTGGTCAAGTTTCATCCTGTTGAGCATACCATAATAATCGTCGCCCGCAGCACCAGCGCCAGCCGTTTTGATATGGACGTTGCCGATTCCGCAGAAAGTGGCGGCTGAGCTCAGGGTTTCATCAACAACGCGGAAATGATAGTTGCCAGGTGCTCCCCCAACTCCAACATTGCACTGTGTTATCTCAAGCTCGTCATTGGTATCATCAAACGTGAGAAGCGGACCCGCACTTTGCCCAACTGTTCCCCCATCACTGATATAGATATTTGGCTCGAAAACCCAATCCGCTCCCGCAACCCGCACCTGATCGGTCCCATTCTCGTCATATTCAATTGTGCCATCGCTGCCCGTACCGAAAATGAGCGTTTGATCATCCAGAATATGCACGCCCGCTCTGAGCGTCACGAGCCCAGCGATAGACGGCGTCGTGTCACTCACGATGTCTGTTCCATCTCCGATCAGAATCGCGCCATCTGTTTCTGCCGCGTACGCTTCCCAGTCAGCCGCTCCGCCGCGAATGATGGACCCCCTGGCGTAGTCCGCAAACTCGGCCAGTGTGACCTCCGCTGCATTGCTCAACACGCCACTCGCATCTGCTTTGACGAATCCCGCCCCGAGTGCACCAAGCGTGATTTGTCCGTCGTTACCTTGGACTTCCAACGCGTCGGCTACACCCGATGCCTCAACACGGAAATCAATATCGGCACCAGCCTCATTGACTACCATGCTGCTGGATGTCAGTATCACGATACGCGTATATGGTGAAAAATCCCCGTCCTGATCGTCATCATAATCAAAAAAGAATGTGCCAGAATCTACACCGGTACGCCACCAGTGATCCGTAGCATCGTTCTCGTACCAATATATCAGAGGTACTGTAGTTTCAATTTTAATGTTTGCTGCGAACGTGTGCAACCCGCTCCATGTCGGCGTCTGATCCCATTCTGCCGTCGTCGCGGTGGTGACGAGAGCATACCCAGCCGCCGCGCCAAGCGTGCGGATAGACCATTCTGGTGTGCTATCCGCAATAATCAAATCACCTTCCGCAACAGGCTCAATTGGCAAGACGCCCGCCGGATTAGCAGGAATATAGCGCGTGCCATCAGATTGCAAAATATATCCCGCTGCAACTCCGTCCACATGGATGATGCCTGTGTTAGTTGTGGCAAAATACAGGTCGGCACTCGTGACCTCAACCTGATCGGGGTTTGGTGTGGAGTCAAATACCAATCGGCCCGCGCCGCTAAAGCCGATCCATGCTTCATCGGCCATCGTGACACCGCTACCGGTAAGCACATTGAATGAGTTGGCAGTGACCGTGAAGTCCTCTGCTCCGTTGATAGTGATGCCGAATTCACCAGACGCGCCAGCGAGTACAAGATCAACTACGTCGTCGCCAGAGGCGTGCAAATAAGAATCGCCATCGGTGTCTATCAGCAGGTCATTTCCGCCGAGGTGGAGATTCGCCGTGCTCAATTGTATCTGATCGGGCGCAGGAGTAGAATTGAATACGAAACGCCCAGCCGCGGCCCCAAGGCCAACCCAGGCATCGTCGGCCAGCGTGATGTTTGCCTCCCAGGTAGCCGTCGCCGCGCCTGCCTCTAGGTGCGTATACTGTGCACCAAGCGTCAAGACTGACCATTCTGGCGTAGCATCTGCAATAATGATGTCGCCTTGAGCAACCGGCGCGATGGGGATAGTTGACGCGGCGGCGGAGGGCACATAGCGCGTACCGTCAGCCCTGAGTACCATGCCTGCCGCCACACCATCGGTGTGAATGATACCATGCGAGGCCGTGGCAAAGTTTAGGTCAGCAGCGGTAATCTCTATCTGGTCAGGCGAAGGCGTATCATCGAATACGAATCGTCCCTTTGCCGCACCCAATCCGATCCAGGTATCGTCTGCCATCGTCAGATTGGCTTGCCAGGTAATGTCCGTCCCGTCGCTCTCCAAGTGCGACGAGGCTGCACCTATCGCATAATCCTCCCAGGCCAACGCACCGCCGCGTATGATGTCACCGCGCGTATAGCCTGCGAGTTGCGCCAGCGTGACCGTTCCGGCGGCCCCCAGTATCTCGATGCCGTCTATGTAGTATTTTACCGAGCCGCTGGCGTCGTCGGCCCATACTTTGACCGGCGTTACTGTCATAGCCCGATCCACCTGTTGTTATCGAGATTGAATACGAGCAAGTTGAGATTGTCCGGCGTTGGCCTGCTCACGTTCGCCACGTCGAGCGAGCAAATGCCCCGTATCCCCCCCATGCCGCTACCATCCCAGCGCCGTGTTATTTTCATCACGTAGAAATCGTCGTTGATGTCGAGAAACACGTTACCGCCAGGCCCACCCATTCCTTTGTACGTCACACGGACTTTATCGCCGACCTGTAGCGATGTCGGCAAGTCGAGAATCTGCGTGATGGTATACGCCTCGTACGGGTCTTTGTAGCGCGTCATTCTCGCTTTTGTTGCCCAATACAGCGTCGCCGCTGCTTGCTCCTGAATAGTGATGTCAACCGCCGTATCAGATTTCCCAATCCACGGAAACTGCGGGCAACTTTCGCGCGTACCGTAGGCGCTGATACTCGTATCGTCCTTGATATAAAATTGCGGCCTCTGAAGCACGTCTTGCCCAGCGGCATAGGCGTTCTGCAAATCGACCTTTAGCGTGATACTCACGCCAGCAGATATAGAGTCGATGATTCCGTATTCGTGGTCAGCCGTCCAATCGTCGGCGTCACCGATCCATATTTCCTCACCGACCCGAAAAGAGCGCCCGCCGGCCGTCGTTGCCGTGACCGGTATCGTCGCGCCGCTCACTGCGTCGTCTGATGTCGTGGCGAATCCAAACGGCGCGAATTGAGTTTGTACGTAGATGTCTGTTATCGTCGCTGCGGCGTCGCGTAGGTCGAATTTGTCTTTGCCAAGCGGGAACATTTTATTTTCCAGGTCCGCGCTGATCGTGCTCATTGCTATCTGTGAGATATAGCCCATCACATCAGAACCAGACATGCTCACGTTCATATCTTGCGGGTTGAGGATGCGGATACCGCTATCTGTGCCGAACACGCCAGCGTCCAAAGTCCGCGCCGTTGAACCTTGCCTGAAATGGTGGCCAATTTGCTTACAAAGCTGTATGAGTGCGCTCAGGCGCGTCGTGGCTTCAAAATCAATCGTCGTTCGCTCATAATCTGCGACTATCGTGACAGTCCCTTGTGTCCAGCCCGTGCCGCCAAGTAAACTGGTCGTCGTGGCGGTTGTGCCGATGATACTCGTACCCGTCAGTGCATTGTCGTATCCTGCACCGTAACCGGTCGTTAGGTACATTAGCTCACCCAGGAGGTCTGGCCCAGTGAGGGTGTACACTGGCTGTGCGCTGCTGGTCACTACGCCCCACGTCTGCAATAGTCCACGCCCGACGATGCCTTCTTCTGTTCTAATGTTCAATTCTGTCTCAACAGCAACCAGGTCTATCGCCCGCTGAGAGAGAGCGGGCACCGTCACCGTTACCTGGCCTGCTTTGTCTAGTTCCGTCACGACTTCCGCGCTGATGATATTATAAAGCGGCCCGGCTCCTTGCACCACGCCGCTAGAGAGTACGTCAACTACGATGGTTTCAAAAGACATAGGTATGCCACCAGTAGATAGTGTACGTCACGCTTTCTGTTGATCCGCCAGTATCACCCTCAACCTTGATGTAAAGATCGTATGAGCCAGTCGGTATCCACAACCATGCGACTTGATCAACGTCAGTCGCATCAATCAAAGTCGCATCTCCTACGGCAAGTCCAGAATACGCATCAGCACTTGCATTTGTGCATATATATGTACGTGCGTCGACAACCAGATAAGTCCCATCCGAAACACCTCCCGTAAAATTCCATTGCGATACTGCCGTCGCTCCCGTCTTTACCCTCGCCGCCGCTTGAATCATTCCTACATTAGCTGGCTGAAGTGTAATATACACAAGTGCTGATATGTTACCTGAGTTAGTTACCGCTATTGTTGCGTCGCCAGTATACGCTCCGCCGATACTTATTGAGTCATTCTCCGTATTTTGAGTTTCTCCGTACCAAATCCCTTCGGGCATATAGAAGTCAATATCGACCAGCTTGACCCAGCGCCCCTTCTCTTTGTACGTATCCACGGCCCTCAATCGCGTGCACTTTGCCCACGACCAATACTTAGTAGAATCATCTCGGTCGAGCCACCATAGTTTGGATCTATCAGTCGCTATCGTCGCTGCTCGTAACGTAATGAGCGAATCCTCCAGGTCAGCCGACGACGTGCCTGTGATGGCGAATTTCTTGTTTGCTGTAACTGGCATTATTGGATAGTTATTCGAGCCGTAATAGTCGAATGCTCCGCTTGCCCCGCTGACGGCCTGTGCAACGGGTGGCCTGTCTGATTGCCAGTTGTCGTCCATCAGTGCCGCGCCGAAAGTATAAGCTGCTGCATAAGTATCGCCGAATCGCGCTATTCTCATATTGCTGGTACCCTTTGCCCACTGCGCCGCAGCGCGGTGGCGATGGATCGGCCTACCGCATCACCAAAGCCCAGCGGGTCGGTTGTGCCAGATGGCACAGTAACGTTGATCGTCATTCCCGCGCCCAATGCATCTCTGAGTATGTCGGTTAGTTCGTCCAATGGCGCAATGACCTCCGGGCTAGGTGCATCGCCGACGACGGCAAGCGTCGGGTCGGCTACAATGCCGCCCATTTGCAAGCTCGGCAAGTTTATATGGCTGAGTGCATCTATCGTCCCGCGTCCGAGACTTCTCGCTATGCTGTTGTAAAACCTGACAAATATATTGATCGCATCTATCGCTCTATTTATAATGTCTTCAAGTTTTCCGATAAATGTATTCCAAATTCCAGATACGGTAGAAACAACGCCAGTCCATATAGACTCGATACCTGAGCCAAGCGAGGACATCACGCTGAGTACCGCATCCTTGAAACCATACCAAAGGTTTTTGAGGGCACTGACGAGGGCCTCCCACTTGCTACGAATAGAATTAGATGCCTCAAGGAATTTGTAGACGATAATAGCCAAAAGTTGCAGTAGAGTTCGCTTGAAATCCTCCCATTTTTCTTTTAGAAACCCGATAGGCCCACCGGCATCTCTCACATTAAATAGAAATCTTTGAATGGCGGGAATAGCTTTTTCTTCGAACCACTTTGCTATCGCTTTGGCTGCTTTTGCCAGGTCTTTGGCGAGTAAATCCACGAATGCCTCAAACTCTGGTGATTCTAGCACGTCGGCCAGCTTTTCGAGCGCAGGCGTGATGGCCTTGGCAATTGCTTGTAAGATGATGCGCTTGGCTCTGGCGAATGCTCCGCCTATCCGGTTCATTGCTCTGCCGAAGCGCGTAGTTGCTTGTGTCGCTCCTCCGATACTCTCTTCTGCTACGTCCATTGCATCAGAGACATCGCCCGCCGTATCTATCGCCGCTTGTGCGGTCTGCTCGGCTTGCTCGATGACGCTACCCTGTGCCTGGACATAGCCCTCACTGACTTGACCCCACGCACCGAAGGCAACTTGAGCTTGTGCGGCTGCGGCCTCACTCGCAGCAGCGGCGCTCGATAGTCCCTGTGCCGCCCCCGCTGCCTGTTCGTCAACGCTTTCGAGTGCACCTGCTACACCACCACCGCCTTCCATCGCGTCGTACATTGCGCCGAAGGCGGAGCGGAGGCCCAGCGCCGCGCCGGCGGCGGCAAATAGGCCAGCGGTGAGCACGCCGCGCAGGATGCCGCCCAGCCCACCCATAACGCGCCTTGCAAGCCCACCCTCTTTTCTGAGATCTCTCAATCGCGCAATGAGGCGACCCGCGCCCTTCACCGCAGGCCCGGCCATCGTCGCGGCCATCTTGCGCGCCGCAGCTCCAAGGCCGTGCATCGTCGGCCTAGTGATCTTGAGCGATGACCGCAGCTTGCCCGTTTGCTGGCGCAAACGAGAGAATGCGCGGTCCGCCGTACTGGCCGCACTCACTTTGATTTGTAGCTCTCTGTCTGCCATCGCTATACTTGTAGTGCCTGTGCGACCCGCACTTTATCAGCCTCGCTCAATTCACTAAATGGCTTTTGCAACGCGCGGTACAAGTCGAGCAAGTCCAAACCGCAAATGATAAGCCCGACATCCTCACGCGCTAGTTCTGACGGCCTGCAATGCAGCCGCTCACACAATGCCATCTCGACGACCTCCCACGGTATCGCTCCCTGATCCTGCGCCGCCCCAATGACGGCGCGTATCAGTTTTTTGGCGTTTCCTCCTGCGCCATTATCAGATCAATCAGGTACACCAGGTCGGTCTCAAAGTCGAGCGTTTCCATCACCTCGATGGTCGGCGGCGGGAGCAATGGCAACTCGCCATTTTCGTCCTCGTCTGCCCACAGGTCCGTCCAATTCCAGGCGATAACTTTGTGGGCCAGGAGCGCGTACATTTCCGGCATTGACTCAAACATCTTCATCGTCTCTGCCGTCGTGATGGCGCTGCTTTCGTCCCCGCCCAGTGCGGCGAGCCCCAGCATTGCCGCATAGTCCCGACCACTCGTTTTCTTGCGAATTTCTACCCACTGTCCCGCACGCGGATAGAATATCTCGCCGTCCTCGCCCTCATAGGCCAGGTGATCGCACGACACGCGCAGCGTCCGCTTGACTCGCTTAATTTTACGCGAACCCATAGGCGGTAATTCCAGATGAGGTGGAGCCGTTCGTGAACCCGAGCGTTGAGATTACCGCCGAGGTGGTGCTGCCGCTGCTGCTAAACTCGGTGAACAGCATCACGCCGTACCAGTAACTCGTCAGCGTGCCCGAACTCGGATAGATCCACATTCGCGCCTCAGTGCCCTGGGCATCCATCAACACCTTCGCATCGAGCGGTTGGAATGCCGTAAGCGTGCCAGAAGCAGCTTTCTGCCCTCCGACGTTGCGAACGTGTGCGTCCACGAATTGCGTCACCTCGACGGTGTTGAGACTTATTGACAAGTCCCACGCGTTTGCATTCGTGATGATGTCAGTTCCGATCTGGATTCTACCATTGTACCCATGTATTGGATTCCCCATCTTACAACCTCCTCAAAATTGGTTCTACGATCTCTCTTGCCCTGCTCTCGAACGTGCAGCCCTGAACGTGCGCCTGCGCCAGTTTCGCCAGTCCCTTACGCTCCTTCGGCCTTTCCATGAAATATTCGATTCGTTCCTTCAGGCTGTCTGCATCCCGATACGTTGGGACGCTATCCCCGAACACTTCCCGCAACTCTGGCCGCTTGTCATCACATAGTTGAAACGCCCCGCAGGCCGCTATCTCGTAGGCACGCGGCCCGATGCTGGCGGCTCCACCTGGTGCAATATTATCCCCCAACTTGGTCTTGAACGTGCGGTGATGATTGAGGCAGATTTTTGCCCCGTTGTACCACCGCGCCAGTTCATCGTTGTCCACGAGTTGCCCCTCTGCCCGGCCCTCTGTGTACTCTGTCAAGTCGAGGCCGGTCACGCGCACGTCGAACGGCAGGCCATATAGTTGCTTGAGCAGCCGCACGCGCTCAGGCCACAATGTGCCGTGAAAGAGCACGTCGCTTCGATAGTTGCCGTTTACCCTGATGCGCTTGTGTACATCCGGGTCGTATGAGTGCGGCAAGTACGTCACTGGCACACTCGCCTTGCTCAACGGTTCAACACTCAATCGCTCATTCGTGAAAGCGTGCGCAATGCGTGCGCCCTCCAGTATCCGTATTTGCAAATCATCCTCGTATGGCGATTCTGTCAATAGCATCACAAGCGGTAAGTTCATCCTCGCCAGCAAATCATAGGCGTGTTTGTGCAATGCTCCACCGCTGACGATTATCACGACATCTGGCACAAACTCAATCGCTGCGATGACGAGGTGTTGAGACGAGTGCAGTACCACGTCGTTTCTCTCTAGTTGATATTGGTCGTTGATCGTGTCCCAGTGCGCCAGCGTCTCCCCATAGAATACAAGCCACTTGTGATATGGATAGCCATACACGATATGGCCCAGGTTGCACAGCGCCTTCTCGTAGCCCGCTGCCACGTCGTAGGTGCTATGTGTCGGGCCGGGATAGGCTATCAGGATTCTCATTGGCTGGCCCTCGTCGGTGTTGGCTCGCTATTCCACGGTGTGGGCGGTGGCGGATACTTTGGTGGACCCGCTTCCCGCGTTGGGAAGATGATACCGATTTCTTGCCTCATGATACACGGCGCAGACGAGTTATATTGTGGCGCTGGTGTTGGCAATGACGAAATGGATTGTGCATCACTACCTAATATCAAAGGCGCAATGATGGTGAAAACAATCACCATCACAATGAAGCAGATCGCATCTCTTGTGGTCGGTTCTCGATACATCACGTTATATACTCCGTCACCGCAACCCTGATCTCGCCATAGTGACACAATGCCCCACCGACAAAGCGCATATCGAAGGCGTCCAGTTGTGCCCGTGCCGCGTAGTAGAATGTCGTGCCATCGTGTAACGTGCCATCGCTGTCTATTGCCTCCAGCACATCTTCAATCAGCGCCGCCGCGTTTTTCTCTGTTTCGGCGTCGTCATCGTGGCCGTAGTACATCCTGACTTTGAAAGCCCAGGTGCGCAGCGTTCCGCCAGTTGCTGGAAAATCATTCAGCTCTGCCGTCGCTGGCCCCGCCTCGATGTCGAACCCCAAAAACTTGTCGGTTGACGTGCCGAATATCGCTATCACCTGGTCATACGTTGCAGCCCAGCGGCGATAATCGTACACGTTTTTTGTTCCACTTACAGCGTTGACGATAGCGTACAGCCTGGCCCTGATCGTTGCCTCTGACACTATTCTAGCCGCCTAACTATATTTTCTGGCAATGCGTCCCATAGCCGCTCGACGTGCGGTAGTGCATTCTGGAAGCCGTGCCAGAACATCCCCGCGCCCTTCGTGCCCCGCTTTCCGATGGCGCGTGCTACGAGAAAGGCTGCACTTCTGATTTCCTTTCTATCTGTCACGATCCCCTTGCGATATAGCCAGTACGCAATTGGCCCCAAGGGCGGCATCTTGCCAGGTCGCCTGCCTCGCTCCACCGGCCACGCATAGATGAGCGGGTTCATCACGCTACCGACGAGACTGACGGGTGAGCCTACAATATCCGTCGTCGTCGCTGCCCTGAGTGCGCCCGTATTGACCGGTGTCTCGACCACGACGGCCTGATGGAAAACTGCCAGGCTCTTTTCCATCGTCTTGTACATCTCATCTGCGACGATCTCAGGATAGCGCCCCACCAGGTCTTTCATCAGCTCGTCAAAGCCTTCTAGTTCAATGTCCCAGTTTTCAGTCATCATTCAAACCATAGCGCGTGCAGTGCGAGAAAACCGGCAGACCTGACCGGCTTCATTCCGTGCTTGGCAAAAGCCGCTGTCCAGTAATCTGCCGGCTGTACGTTGATGTGCACCTCTGGCTCGGTATCATCTGGCGTCGAAGAGAACAGTATGCTATCGGCGTGGGCGCAAATATTCTCTACCATCGCCAGCGCATCCTCTGGCGGCATGTGTTCCGCGACCTCGATGCACGTTATCAGGTCGTAGCGCCTTGGTAGCGGATCTACCCCGCTCGCCAGACTCAGGAACGGGCGCACAATCCCCGCTGCCCGCGAGAGTGCATATTCCGACGTATCTATCCCCCACGCCTCGATGCCCCGCGCCCGCAATTGCCCGACTAGGTAGCCGAAAGCACAACCTATGTCCATCACGTACTGAGGGCCATAGAAGTCAAAGATGTATTTTGCTATGCCGTCGAAAAAGCCGTACCAGTACGGGTGATGGTAGGGGAGTGGATAGTAATTGTCAAAGTACGCTTTATCGTGCATCAGTGAAACAGATACCCGCGCCCGCGCCTCCAGGTCGGCGTCGTGTCTAGGTCTACGAACTCACCCGCCGCAGCGTCACGTACCGCGCCATCACCTGCTGCCGCCAGGCCGAGCAGGTTATTGTACATGTCGCAGAACTCACGTGCCCGGTTGCTAAACTCTGTTGCTTTCGTCGTGTGCGCCGCGCTATCTACGCCTACGAGTGTATCCCCGATGCGGCTGTACTTGGCAGCGATAGCACGGCAAATCAGGCAAGCCGACTTGTAGCAGATAGCATCAAAGTCCCCGTCGGGCGTCGTCGTTTGGAGGATTGCGGCGGTAAAGTTGTCCACGTCTGCCACCGCTGTTACCCGGTGGCTTGCCAAGTCGGGATTGACCGCCTCGACGTACTCCGAGCCATTGTAGTACGTATAGTCGTCTACGCTCAGTCCGTGCGCCGTCTGCGGTACTGCCACCGTCGTGCTGCTCGCCGTCCACTTATACGGTATCGTGTACGCAATGCGCCAGGTATCCGTCGCGGCGGGGGAGGCGTTCTTAAAGTACAGATAGCGTGTTTGCGTGCCGCTCACATCTACCCAGTAGTCATCATCATAGTCGTCAACTTCCAGGTAAGTCGGCGCTTCATCGCTCGCCACCGTCGCCGCCGGGTATTCTATCGAAAGCACG